TACAAATGGTGACGGAAACATTGACGAAAATGATATTGTAAACTAATATAAATAGTAGTATGACTATTTTAGACTCATACAATAGACAACCAGACAAATTAGATTATGCTGAACCTACAAAGTTTAAGTTTAGTATAATTAAACTACCTAAAGTAGAGTATTTTTGTACGGCTGCAAATATACCTGGTATCTCACTAGGTCAAGCAAATCAACCTACACCTCTTAAAGATGTACCATTACCTGGTGATAAACTAGACTATGACAATCTTACAATATCATTTTTAGTAGATGAAAATTTAGAGAATTACAGAGAAATACATGGTTGGTTAACAGGTCTAGGTTTCCCAAAAGATCACTTACAATTTAGAAATTTACAAAACGCAGGTAGTGATAGATTTCCTACTACCTCAGATGTCGGTATAAGTAAAGAATTAGGAAAAGTATCTAAAGCAGTACAAGATGACGGAGGACTCTATTCTGACGCAACCTTGTCAGTCCTAACTAGTAAAAATACGAAGAACCTCGAAGTTAGATTTAGAGATTTATATCCTATATCATTATCAGGATTAGATTACAATCAACAAGAAACAGATATACAATATTTAAGCGCTACGGTCAGTTTCGCATATAAGATATACGAATTTGCAGGTGTGTCATCAAGCACAACCGTAGAAACTACTACATAACCTTGACTTTTTAAAGAAAAGGTGTTATAATATATAATGAGACTATAAAATAAATGGAGTGATATGACATTAGAAGAATTACAAGAATTAGCTGATAAAGACTTAAAAATTAATGATACTGAATTAGATTTAGAGTCATTAAAAATACCACAATTACATAACAAGTATTCAAAATTTCATACTAAATTTATTAATCTTTTAAAGAAAACTGAAAATGAAAGAGATAGATTAATTAGAGAAAAGTGGGAATACTATACAGGCAAATCTGCACCATCTGTTTATCAAGTAAAACCATTCAATCTTAAAATACTAAAACAAGATGTGGATAAATATTTAAAGTCAGATGAAGATATAATTAGAATTGACCAAAAGGTAACTTATATACAAAGTATTGTAGATTATTTAGATAAGACTATTCGTATTATAACTAATAGAACATTTCAAATAAAAAATGCAATAGAGTGGCGTAAGTTTACTAGTGGAGTTATTTAATGAAAATAACAAAAGAACACATTTTTCCTACCGTTGTTTATAATGCTGATAATTGTTTAGAAGAAGAACATATTGAAAGTATGAAAAAACACATAATGAGTTCTTATAATAAAAATCCTATAACAGGTTGGCAATCATCACCTAACTTAACTGAACACAAAGAATATAAATCATTGGTAGATATTATACATGCTAATATTAAAAATGTGTTTACAGATTTAAAATATGAATATGATGATTATGTAATAACTGATATGTGGTCAAATGTATCTAAAAAAGGAGAGTTTCATAGACCTCACACCCACTCTAATAATATTTTAAGTGGTGTGTATTACATACAAATAGATAATAACGATAGAGCAGATATACAATTTTATGACCCTAGACCACAATCAGATGTATTAACTCCTAAGGTCAAAGAACAAAACAAAGAGAACTCTCATGTTTGGTATTGGCCATCTATCGTAAATAGAATGGTTTTATTTCCTTCTTGGTTACAACATTATGTCTCAACTAATGATTCAAATACACCAAGAATTAGTATTGCTTTTAATGTTATGTTAAAAGGTATTGTAGGTGCATCATCAAGTTATCAATCAGGAGAATTTTAATGATTTTAAAATATAACTACTACACATTTCCAGGTGCTATCTCTAAAGAAGATTGTCAAAGAATAATACAACATGGTTTAACAACTATGAATGTAGCAAAACAAAGTGATCCTAAAAGTATTGTTGCAACAACGTATGGTAGTAAAGAAAAAGGAACAGATGAAAATTTAAAAAATCCTTTAGGTAGTATGACACAACGAGGTGCAAAAAGAAAAGGCGTTAATTTAAATAGTTCTTATGTACGAGATAGTTATACAGCATGGTTAAGTGAAAAGTGGATATATGATCTTGTTATGCCTAAAGTACATACAGCAAACAAAGACGCAGGTTGGAACTTTGAATTAAAAGATAGTGAGATGTTTCAATTCACAATGTATAAACCAGGTGGTTTCTATGGTTGGCATACCGATGGTAGATCAGATCACTTTGGTAGTTATAAGAAAGTAATACCAGGTATTCATAAGAAAAACAAACATGGTAAATATGCTGAGGGTCTAACTGATAATGATTTTGCAGTAGGATTAAACAGAAAATTATCAGTGACTATTAACTTAACAGATAAACAAAATTATAAAGGTGGTGACCTAAGATTTGATATGGGTACTCAAGCAGCTAAAAGGTATCACACAATAAAAGAAGCAAGACAACAAGGAAGTATTATTGTATTTCCTAGTTTCTTAATGCACCAGGTTACACCTGTCACAAAAGGCACTAGATATTCTTTAGTATTGTGGACACTAGGACCCCCATTTAAATAATCCATAAATAGTTATATGAAAACACGACAAGAAAATATAGAATTTTTTAATAAACATAATTATCTATTAATAAAAGAATTTATTCCTAGAAATCTTGCTGACTTCTTATATCAGTATGGTAAGATACATGTCCTTGCAACTGATGTGATGGTGAAAACAAAGTATCCTAGATACAATGAAGATTTACATGGTGGATTTGGTGACCATCAAATACCTAATACTTTTAAACGATATGGTGATCCAGTAATGGACACACTATTGTTGCAGGCTATCGAAGGCATGGAAAAAAATACAGGTATGAAACTACAACCCACTTATAGTTATTGGAGATTATACAAAAACGGCGATGTGTTGCATAGGCATAAGGACAGACCTAGTTGTGAAATATCAACAACATTATGTTTAGGTTATGATTTAGGAGACAAGAAAGATAAGAATTACAATTGGCCGATGTTTGTAGAAGAGACTGGTTCATATAAAAGTTTACCTGGTAAACCTATACATATGCAACCAGGTGATATGATTATTTACAAAGGTGCATTAATAGATCACTGGAGAGAACCATTTGAAGGCAGAAATCACTGCCAAGTATTTTTACATTATAATAATTTAGAAGGCCCGTATGCCAAATTAGCAAAATATGATACTAGGCCTTTTGTCGCTCTGCCAGGTGATTTTACAAATACCGAAAAACGAAAACAAATCAAGGCAATACATGATGATTTAGTTGATGAAAGACTAAAGAAAGATGGTGTTGATCCTGAAGAATATGGTCACAGAAAATACGGACCAGATGGTGAAGAATATGACAGCGACAATAAAAATAACAAAGATTAATGATGTATATCTCAAAATAGAGGCTGACGCTAATATTAGAAGAGATTTATCAGATTATTTTTCTTTCGAAGTACCAGGATACAAGTTTACTCCACAATATAGAAATAGAGTTTGGGATGGTAAGATAAGATTATATTCTTATGCCACAGGACAAATCTATTTAGGTCTTTATGAATATCTACAAGATTATTGTTTAAAGAATGATATAAAGATAGAGCATGACTTTCTTAAAGAACACCCGTATAGAAATAAAGATTTATTTAATGATAATGAGATAAATTCATTAATTAAAGAATTTAAATTACCTACAACTATTGTGCCTAGAGACTATCAGAGAAAGGCATTTAAATATTCATTAGATAATAAAAGATGTTTATTGTTATCGCCTACTGCCTCTGGTAAATCACTTATCTCATATATGTTAGTAAAGTATTTTATGATGAAATCGCCACAAGGTTGGCAAGACGTATTGCCTAAAGATAAAAAAATATTAATTATAGTGCCTACAACTTCACTAGTAGAACAACTATACAAAGATTTTAAAGATTATGGTTGTGACGTAGAAAATGTAATTACTAGAAAATATCATGGTTATGAAATAGATGAAAATAAACCTGTATTAATATCTACTTGGCAATCATTATATAAACTACCTAAAGAATTTTTTGCTCAGTTTGGTGCTGTAATAGGTGATGAGGCACACTTGTTCAAGGCAGTATCATTAACTAAAATAATGACAAAACTTGTAGATTGTCCTTGGCGTGTTGGTATGACAGGTACTGTAGATGATAGTAAAACACACAAATTA